ATCAACTTAAGATCCTTCTCTTCGATCTCATCAATCTTCTTTCCAAAGGAGACGCGAGCTGCATTGACTATTTCAATCGCTCCTCCAGATTGATTTACTAACTTAACAAATCCTATCTCTTCTCGACGTGCTTTTGAATCGTCTCGACTGTTGTGAGTCTTTCTCTCATCTTGTTTACTTCCGTCCATATGTCGACTCGTCCTTCTCTACATGATTGATGCTGAACCTCTAAATTCTTTTGAAGCGTATCAATGGCCTTAGATAGTCGTTCAATCTGTTCAACTGTCTGACCAAATGTTCTAGCACCGTAAAAAATAAAAGATCCGATCGCTCCAAGAAGTCCGATAATATGCCATATAGAACTGAAGTCAACACTCATGATAATTCTCCTTTGTTTACCTTTGATTATATTAGATCTAATGATTGACACAAGTATCTTTTAATACTATGATTTGATATGACATGATATTAACTACACTAAGAAAGGATTAAAATGTCTAGTAAAGATATAGCGTTACGCGTTCCTGTTAAGATGTTTGATGATCTAAATAGAATCGCAAAAACTGAAGATCGATCAAGAGCAAGAGTCATTCGAGAGATGATTGAAAAAGGGATTAAAGAAAGGAAGACCAATGGGAGTAAATAATCTAACACTTCTTGGGAACTTTGGAAGAGATCCAGAAGAGAAGACTTTAAAGAATGGAGATACTCTTTGTCGCTTTTCCGTTGGAGTTGGAGAACTCGTTAAAGGAGAACAAAAGACTACTTGGTTTAATTGCGTCGCCTTCGGATCCAAAGCCCAATACATTCTTAGATCTTGTCAAAAGGGATCAGGTGTCTTTGTTGAAGGTCCATTCCGATCGGAAGAATACGAAGGTAAAGTAAGATGGACTATGTTCGTTAATAATATCGTTGTCTATAATAATCGAAAACCTGGGAATGATCATGGGAAAAGCTAAAACAAAGAAGAGAACTGAGAAAGAATTGAAGATCGAAGCTATCGACTTATGGCTAAGAATTGGGATCGAAGTCTTAAGAGATCTTCCAGAAGTCTATGAAGAAGTTGAGCAGCATCTAAACAAGAAGATTGATGAGATCACTATGTCTGACTTGGAGGGAATATGAGTGAAGAACTTGAAGGGTTGGCAGCAAGAGAAGCTTTTATTGATAATTTAAATAATACTGAAAAGACCAAACCCACGCGCACAAGAACGGGAAAGTATACAACTATACTCGCTCATCAAATATGCGACCTCATAGCCAAAGGAGTCCCATTAAGTGCTGCAGCAAGTGGAAGCGGAATCAATCGCTCAACTCTCCACCGATGGAGGAAAGAGAAAGAGGAGTTCGCAGAGATGATCGATCAAGCTATCGGAGTTAGTGAAGCTCGTCTAATTACTGACATCACTATAAGCGAAGATTGGAAGGCCAAAGCTTGGATCTTAGAAAGACGCTTCCCCGAAAGATGGAGCAAGAGAGACAAGATCGATCTCAACGTTTCCAAGTCTGAAGGACTCGACGAGATCAAGATGATGATGAAACAAACTGATCATTTACTCGGAATTAATAACAGCGAGGAAGTAAGTGATAATGATCCAGATCGTGACGAAGACTAATTGAACATCTGACATAATAAAACCAAAGGAGAAAAAGGTGAGTCAAAAAGAATGCCCCCACGCTTTATCAATGTCTCAATCATTTGAGAGATTAGTTGGAGCCGTTATATATGGATCAGATCTTTGTAATTGGGTCAAGTATTCAGGACAAAGATATTTTCATCAAGGCCATCAAGGTAAGTCGGATGGAACTCTAGTTCATGGTACTGAGATCAAAATGGAAGTCGAGTGTAAAGTTGTCGACTGTTCAAAGCGAACGGAAGAGGAAGCCTTGAAGACTCTCTTCTCTCCAAGATATAGAACATATGACTTTCTTAATAAATGGAGGAATGACGATTCTCCTATCCTTAGAGTTTTAGTTGTTGGGATCCATAAGGAAGACAAGTCCAAAGTATGGAGAAGACTTGATCCATCCATCTACTCCTTTATCGTTGTTGCGTATATGGGTAGAGACTTCGCGGATGTAGACAAGATCATTCGGAGATATGATTCCTTTGATGGATTCTCAGAAGATATATGGGATGCATCAAGCGAAGAAGAATACTTTTCCAAACTGAATGGAACGGATGAAATCAAAAAGCATCTTGACCTATATGATCAAAGAAAACTTGAACTCCTCCAAGGTCGGATCTTTAAGCAAATGACAACTCTATATCCTAAATGGATTTACGAGCGGATCGCCTTGGATGCAATGATCGAAGAGCAAATCAAAGTTGGATTAAACCAACCGATTGGAAACAAGAGAAAGATCTTTGAAGGCAAAGGATTGAGTTCATCCAGAAACTTAGTTGATCACTATGAAGGAAGAGAGTGGATCGTAAACAATGGAATCAAAGGAAAACAAAAAAGATACTTCGTCCAAATCAAAAAGATCATTGCTGATATTTGGGATGGAGGACACAAAGCCAAAACCGAAGAGTTCATACACTTGTACGGACTCCCTTCTTGATCAATGGATGAACTATGGATTTACAACTCAATGAACTTCAGCAAAACATAGTCGCAAGGATTCGAAGACGAGACAAGGTGATCTCTGCTCGGTGCGGATGGGGATCGGGTAAGACAAGCGGACTTGTGTTTGCTCTATGGTTTATCAGTCGGATTCGTCCAGGGACTTCCTCTCTCCTCATCACTGATACCTCTCCAAGATATCGATCCGTACTTGGTCCCGAAATTGAAAAATGGTTAGGTCCTTTAGGATGGTCTTTCAATGCTTTAGAGTCTCGATGGACTTGTCCAATTACAGGATCCTCCATTTGGTGTCGGTCTTACTTCCGACCTGGAACAAGAGAAGCAACGCATAATCCTTTGGAGGGTTTGAACATCACTTCGGGAATCGCCTTGATCGATGAATGTCAAACCTTCCGATCCGATGAAGTCGCTCAAAAGGCTTTAGGTCGTTTACGATCGGGACCTTCTCCAATATTGATCTTAGTTGGACTTCCTGTCTCGGATGCATGGTGGTGTCATTTATCAGAGAAAGCAGGATACGATCCTCTCCTCTTCACTTCATATGTAAATCAAACTAACTTGAGTGATGAATGGTTTGAAGCTACCAAGCTTTTACCCGAAGAAGAGCGACTTGCGATGGTGATGAATCAACCTCGCCCCCCAAGTGGACTAATCTATAATGAATGGACTGAGAGTCATGTGATCGATGGATTCAAGTATGATGAGAATATGACAGGACGAATCGCAATCGATTGGGGATTCAGAAAACCGAGTGTCCTGATCATGGTCTATGATGAATCAAGAGAAGCCACTGTCATCCTCCATGAAATCAATCCTCAAGAGATTACGATTACGCAGCTCTCCAAACTAATCCTTTCGATAGCATGGCCGCGTAAACTAAAAGAGTCTGCTCCAGGTCCTAGGATTTGGTTAGATACAGGAATCGCAGACAAGGCGGGATCCGCTCGTAATGATCAGACAGGACGTACAGCTTTTAGAGAGATAATGAAGTCTCCCTCCCTTGGAGGAATTGGGCTTCCTCTTCGATATACTACCGATCCCGTATTGACCAATGTACTTAATGGAGTCCAAAAACTAAAGAGAGCATTCGCTAGGAAGAAGTATCTCTGTACTAGAGAAGTATGGACAAGAGGAGAGAAGTCCATCGGGAACTCCTTTAGAAAAGCAATCCTCTCTTATGGATGGAGTCCAACCAAAGACGAACCCAAGAAAGACGGAAGAGAAGATCCTTTAGACGCACTTCGATATGATTGCATTGTCCATTATTGGAGCGACCTATCAACTCCATCATACTCTCCATCCTCCAGAAAGAGGACCGAAAAAAGACAGAGACGAATCGGAAGAAAGGAAGCCTTTTGAAACATCTATACTTTATACAAGATCAATCATCCAAGGATATAAAGATTGGAAGAACGAACGACATAAACAGAAGACTAAAGGAGATCAAGATCGGATCAAATCGTTCCTATGATCTTTTATATGCATTCAATAACTTAGGACATTTAGAGAAGGAGATGCATCAAACTCTTTCAAAATATAGGATCCAATATGAATGGTTTAGTAAAGACTGTCTGGAGGATGCCTTATCATTCCTTAAGGAGTATGGAGTGGAGGAGGAGGGATTTGATCAAACATGGGGGAAGGTCTGTGATTTTGATCGATGGGTCAAAGATACTGATCTCCAACTCTATGAAGATATCTCATACTTTGTCTTAATCTCCATCGCCTTCGGATTCATTTGGAGCAAGTCAGATCTTGAGTACACTTTTAAAATGACTCGTCTTGATGTCGACTCTCTAATAGTGGACATCCAAAGCAAAGATCAAATCCATATACTAGGACGCTTCTTCTCAATGTTGATCGATGAAGATAAATTAGAGTTGATCAAATACAACTTTACAGACATCGAAGACATAGACATCCAAACTGGATTCTATACTTATGCTAGTCAATCCTTGATGATGTGCGAAACAATAAGAAGAGAGCTTAATCAAATCAAAATTGAGTTAAGGTATATGGTCATTAATAAAATGAACTCTTCAAAGCAAGTATGTATCTTTGGATAAAAAAAGCTCCAAACTAGACAGGTGAATCAGGTTATCTACTCTCTTTAAATAAATAGTAATATAAGTTTAAAGAAAAAAAGTTGTCTAGTTTGAAGCTGATCAC